CAGCAGCGTACGCTTCTACAGGAACCCATACGTTAACACCGTTGTGTTGCATATCTTCTAGCATTGGAGTTAGTTCTTGACCAACGTATACATAGAAAGACTTACCAACAACTTTAGTGTCAATTTTGTCAGTTCCAGAGATAATCTTAGTATCACGTGGTACTAGAAGTCTCTTAAGCTCTTGCTCCATTGAACGTAAGTCAGCATAAGTCAACTCAGCAGTAGTATTACAAGTAGCCATAGTAGTGTGAGCACCACCGAAAGTTCTGTTAACTTCAGATGCAGCTAGCAAGTCAGATTGAACTTGTGCCTCATAGATATCACCCTTAGCTTCACCAAGAGCTTTAGTCTTTTGAGCAAGAATACCAACACGAGTATCCATGTCGATTGAACGTTGTGTAAACGTCATGTGCATACCGAACTCAGAAACCTTACCACGAACAGTTACTGATTTAGTGTTAACGCCATTAACCTTACCACCTTCTTCAGTTAGAGCCGGGAATGAGCCTGCAACGATTGCGTAGTCAGCATCACCCATGTAAAGAGAACCAGCACCATTTTGAACTTTAACAGCACCTGCTTCAGCAGCAGCAGCAGCTTCTGCAAGAGCAGCACCTGCACGGAATTCAGCATCAGTTGGTTCAGTACCAGCCATAGTGATGTAATCACGAGTATCATGTGTAGCAAGTAAAACACCGTTAACATCATAAGCATAGAATACTGACTGGATAACAGTAGCAGTAGTAGCATCAACACCACCATCAAGCTTATTTAGTTCGTGTAGGATTGGGAACTGACGTTCTTTAACAATCTCATCACCGTAGTGCTTAGGTTGAGTTAAACGATCACCAAGTTGAGTAAACGTACGCTTCTTAGCTGCTTCACGGATTGCACCTTTTGACCAGAATTTGTCGTGGTACTGCTGATCAATACCAGTTGAAGTTAATTTACCGTCGTTAAATAATGACTTTGTAGACATTTTATACCTTTTTAATTAATTGTTTTAGGGGTGACGCTTTCGTAGGAACCAATCCTACTACTAGCCTCTACCGCCTGATGCTAAGATGTTCATAAGCTCATCTAACTCGCTACCTTCTACTTTCATCGGATCGAATACCGCTTTAGCTTTTGGCTTAGCTTTCTTACGACTTACAGAGGCAGCACGTTTACGTTGTTGTGTCAACTTAGCTTCACGCTCAGTTGCTTTGGCTTTATAAGCCTCCTCTTTACGAGCCTTCTCAATCTTAGCTTTCTCAGCCTTTACCGAAGGCTTTGCAGCACTTCTAGCAGGAGCCGGGTTAGCCGGTGATTGAGCAGGAGCAACTGGTGCCGGAGCACTAGCTTGAAGCTCTCGTACAGCAGCACGATATTTCTCAATCGTCTTTAAGCTGCCGAACGAACCATTATAGTCTAATCTACTCATCTCAGCAATCTTATCCTGGACATCATCATAGACACCAGTTTCGATGTGTGATAAGAGATCATTCCTAACAGCATCATTTGTGGTAAATTCACGGAAGCTTTCAGCATCCCATTCATTACCAACAACTTGTCGAACCTTGTCCTCAATTCCTGAGGCTCTAGCTCTCTCCATTACATCTTCAATGACTAAGGATTCCTGTGAAGCCACATTGGACTTCCCAGAGTAATCAATCTTTTCCATATCTAGATCTAACGGGTCTATATTTAGAGATTGTAGGTGAGCCTTAATAGCTTCCTTGTCTCCGTCAATAAGATTCATGGCCAAGTCAAACTTAGCCTGATCATCTAGCATACCGCGCTCTTTCAAAGGCGACATAAATGGACGATACTGTTTGAAGCCTGCCATTTTCTCAGAGAAACCACCAGCCATCTGTTGAGACTGAATAATCTTCTGAGGATCTGAAAACCCCTTAGTCTTACGTCCGTTAACAACGAATTCTGTATTAACTACAGCGTCATAAAAGGCCTTATAATCGATTTCATCTGTGTCCGAACCTTCGCCGTCGCTAGTGTCCTCTGTGTCTGTGTCATCTTCTGATTCCTCATCGATGTCATCCTCTTCCGACTCATCTGCTTCGTCCGCATCTTCATCTTCGTCCTCAATATCATCGTCTTCATCATCTGAATCATAATCTTCTACTAGAGAGTCTTCTTCCTCATCTTCATCCGGGTCTTCAGAGACATCATCAAGATCGCCGTCGCTCTCTTCATCAAGTTCCTCTTCTAACTCAGACTCGTCTTCTTGGTCTGTGTCCTCTTGGTATTCGTCGTAGTCTTCGACACCTGTATCTTCTGCATTTGGGTCTACCGCATCTTCTTCAAAGTTACCATATACCATAGCATCAAATATATCCTGGTCAAACTCAACCACATCTTCTTCAGTTTTCATCTCATTACTCATAGT